GCAGTATCAAGTGGAGTTTATCCATGTTATGAAAATCAGTTTGCGGTAGGTAAGACAGGTACAGACACCGCCACAACTCCAATTGCAAATTGCGATGAGTTCTCGGTGGCATTTGATAACGGCGTTGAGGAATGGACAGCATTTGAGAACGAGGGTTGGAAGTCAAGACTTATGACAGCCAAGAGCGTTACAATCTCTGTAAAGGGCAAGCGTACAATCGGTGACGCAGGCAACGATGAAATCGCAGAGCTTGCGTTTAAGAACGGCACAGCCGCACAGCTTCCGTTTAAGTGGACTTTCCCGAACGGTGCAAGCGTACTCTTCAAGAATGCGGTTATCTCTGTAACAGCAAACGGCGCAGGCGCAAGCACAGGTGTTGCACCTCTTGAATTTGAGGTTATGTCAAACGGCAAGCCCGAATACACACCTGCAGCCTAAGGAGGTATAAAGAATGTCAAAAATCATTGATATTACAAACAAGCTTAATTTTGACGAAAAGCCAAAACTTGTTATCAAAGGCACAGAAATTGAGGTCAACAATGACGCAATTTCTTTCATTAAGACGGTTGCGCTTTTTGACAGCGAGGACGGCGTAAAAACATCGGACATCTTATCGGCTCTTGAACTTCTTTTTGATGAGGAGAACAGAGAAAAGATTGCAAAACTTCATCTCTCGTTTGCCGACCTCTCAACGCTCATCAGAACAGCAACGGAGCTTATTGCTGACGAGGACAGCGAGGGGGAAACTCAGACCCCGGCTACGACTTAATAGATGATTTCGATTTAATCGTATCGAGTTTTAAGTCAGAGTACGGGGTGAGCATTTACTCCGAAGATTTTAAAAAGATGACTTGGGCGGAGTTCAGCTCCCTGCTGTGTGGCTTGGGAGCTGACACGCCTCTTGCGAGAACGGCTCAAATTCGCCTTGAGAACGATGAAAATGTTTTGAAGAACTTTACATCATCTCAACATAAAATACGCAATAAGTGGCGTTCACGCACAGCAAATAAACGCACACAGGCTGACATAAACACAGCCTTGCATGACTTTGAAATGATATTTGCAAATATGTAAATATTGCATACAATTTTGTTTATTTTTATAAAAATCTTGACTTTTATGTATATTTTTGGTAATATAAAGAAAATGTGAAATAAAGTAACATTTTATTATAAAAGGAGAGATTTTATGAACAGCAAATTTTACAAGGGTTTAACTCTCTGTATTGCGGGGTTTGGTATAATTATAGGTCTATTAATGGCATATGAGTATAAAACTATTGTTGCGTTAATAAGTGTGTGGACTGGTACAGCTTTCTTGTGTTTCATTTTTGGTGGAATTGCAAAGATACTTTTGTACCTTGAAAAATTATGTATAACAGGTAAAGAAGCGGACAATGAACTCAAAGAACCAAGAGCTGACTGGAAATGCCCTGTATGTAGTCAAATAAATAAAGGAAATGATAGGGTGTGTGTCAAGTGTCATTGGAAAAGATTAACTAAAGGTTAATTGGTATATATGAGGGTAGCTGTTAAAATCTATCCATATTGGATTTTAAAACGCTTATACATTTCTTTTGACGGAGAATGTATATCCACTATAAATCTATCCATACTGGATTTTTAAGTAATGGATTAAAAAACAATGAAAAAGCCACTCCAAACGGGGTGGCTAAAATTTTTCAAATTATTTTTAAATAGGTATTGACATATGAACATAAACGGTGTACTATATGAACATAGGAGGTGAATGACGAATGAGAAAAGCTTTTAGGACAACAATAGATGAAGATGTACTATTCGAATTGAAGAAAATGGCACTTGAAAAGGGGTGTCATGTAAATGACATAATAGAAAAATTAGTCATTGATAATCTTCATGAACAGTATTTTACTAAGGACCTCAAAAAATTTCCTGAAATGAATTTAGCAGAAAAGCAATCTTATTTAAAAAGAAGAGTGTCAAAAGTAATACAGGATGTTATGGATGAGTGTAATCTTAAAATAAAACCGTCTAATTTTACTGATATTATGGCAAGAACCATATCAGACTTAATTCTTTCGGACGATATATTGTTTCCTAAAAAGAAATAACGGCAACTATCCACCGACCAAAGCGATTAGTTACCGTTACAAAAAGACAGAAGTATCTCTATCTGAAATCTATTATATCATTTAGCGGAACTTCTGTCAAATTAAAATTATGATAGGAGTTTTTATTATGGCTTGTGTAAAGAATGTAAAAAATGTAATCAAAAGTGTTCGTGGCACTATTAATCCATATTATGATATGGGCTACGAGAACGTTACGGAAATTTATCGTACCAATTCAAGTGTATGTGATATGATTTGCGATGCATTCGCATTTGGATATGCTCAAGGCATTAAAGCTGCAAAAGCTGAAATGAGAAAGGCGGTTAAATGATATGAAAGCTATGGAATACAAAGGACAGAAAGTTATTACAACAGCAATGCTTGCAGAAGCATATGGAACAAGTACAAGTTATATCAGCAACAATTTTTCCCGCAATAAAAGTAAATTTGTTGAGGGAAAGCATTACTTTTATCTCGATGGTGAAGAATTTAAAGAATTTAAGACCAGTCATCTTAAAGATGAGTGGTTGAAACGAGCAAGCCATTTATACTTATGGACCGAACGAGGAGCAAATCACCACTGCAAAATTCTTGATACAGACAAGGCGTGGGAGCAGTTTGAAAATCTCGAGGAAACATATTTCAGAGTAAAAGAAGCGGTTAATGCATTTGTTTCTCCAGATACGGTAAAGTATCTTAACGGTGTTGCTAATTATCTGCGTATTCAGCGTGCAATTATGAAAGACAAAGGATGTACACCTCTTGAAATTGCTCAAATGGATAAACTGACTTGCGATACATATGGAATACCTGTTCCGGATTGCCTGTCAGCCCCTAAGGCATACGAACAGCTTGCGATTGCAGGTATAACACAAAAGAAACTTGAAGCAAAGAACTCATAACAACTAAATAAGCTAATTACAGCGTACATCTTCGGGTGTGCGCTGTTTTTATACCACAAGGGTACCGCATTTTGCCGTGCCCTTTAATTTTACAGAAAGGAGTGTGATTATATGATTACTACAGTTGGCGAAATCGGTCTGAAACTTGTGCTTAATTCGTC